TTATCTATAAACGACCATAATGAATTATTGTTAACCGGAATATTATCAAGAAATTCTTGCAAAGGTATACCATTTATTAAAATATCGTCTGTTTGAATACCTACATCTGTCATGTTAAACACGCAAGAGGATGGTATCAGAAAATTAATGAAAGTATGATGTTATGATAAGGAGATGGTTGTTAATATAAATAACTAAATATTTCTAAGTTAGTATCAATTTTATATTAACATAAATAAAACAGTAAACATTGCATAATAATGTAAATGGCTATAATAAGCTATGATAATTATTTTTCATCATCGCTATTATGATTTGAATTACTTCTAGAATTACTTCTAGAATTATTTTTAGAATTATTCTTGGGTTTATTATCTCTAGTTTTATTTATTTTTTTAGCAGGAAGAGATTTTAATGTAGATTGTCTTTTTTCGCATCTCTTTAGAGTAAATTTTCGGTTTACCTGATTAAATAGTAGACAAGGTATAGATTTAATAACACCATCTACTCTATCATAAATAACATCTTTTGCTTTTGTTAATTTTTTCTGATCAAGACACATTGTTAAAAAAGAAAGTAATAGTTTCGATTCTTTTAGTGTTAATTCATTCGTCTTTGAAAATTCATCTACAAATACGCGAAGTTTTTGCATCTTAATTGTTTTATCTAATTTATTCCAAAGTTCATTTATGTGGGTTTGTTTTTCTTTTTCAAGGAAATCATTTATATTATTTACATCATTTGTATCTCTAGGGCTTAAATTATTATAGTTACTATTATTATTTAAAAGCATCGATTTATATTTTATATTTTTTAAATCTTTCAGTTCTTTCTCTTTGCTCATTGTATTGTATATATTATATAAAAAGTAAAGTTTAACCTTTTTTAATTTGTTATATTGTTTTCAATACAAATCAATCAAATAATATTTATAATTATAAATTTAAATACTAATATAACTAATATAAGTAATATAAGTAATATAAGTAATATAACTAATATGAAATCAATATCAATTACTGGAAAACGAAATACAGATAAAATAAAGTCTTTAGATAATCCGGATATGATTTGTGAAAGAAATTCTGTAAAAAAATGGACAAAAGAACTTATTCTTTTTTATGATAAACACGAAGAACAAGTATGTGTTGTAAATAAGTTATACATGGATGTTCAACCATTTGAGAATCGTGAGATATTCATAAAAGAAATAGAAAAAAAGATAAATGGATATAAGAAGCAGGATATTATAAAAGATATATACGACAAAGACAATTTTATAGATATGGAATATGTATTATCAAAATTAACCGTATGCAAATTAAAGTGTCATTATTGTAGCGAAAATTGTTATATTTTATATAATGTAGTGTTATCAAAAACACAATGGACGATTGACAGAATCGATAATGAGTATGGACATAATAAAGGAAATATAGTTATTGCATGTTTAAATTGTAACTTGAGAAGAGGCACTATGGATAGCGAACGATTTAAATTAGGAAAGCAAATGACATTTATAAAAATGGGTCATGATGTGGAAAACGTTGTAGAAAACGTTGTGGAAACCGTTGTAGAGTTATAAATATGTAAGGGATATATTTATGACAATTAAAATATTACATGTGAATTAATATTTATAAATACAATTTAATTTACACAAAAAGCATTTAAAATGAATTTTGTTTTATTAATTACAAATAAATAATACAAAATCATACAATTAATAAAAATAACAATCTTAACAAAATGGCTTCTAGTATAACATGTTCTAATTACACGACTCAAAATGATCTTTTATTAAACAATCTTTTAAAATTTTATGAAGAGGGAAATAATATGGATTATATGTTGCGAATTATAAACGGCGAATCAAAGATTTCTCTTCGAATTATAGACTGGTTTGCTACAAACTATGCAAAAAAATATTACACAGTTTATCAAATCCCAAATACAGAGAGAAGATTTAAAGTATATGTAGATTATAAATTAAAATTAAAGGCATATTCTAAGAAAAGATTTGATCCTTTTTGTAGGTGGGATAGGATAACGGTTCCATATAAAGATGGTAAATATATTCAGACAACGATTGGACAATTAAATTTTTTTAAATGGGCGCTAGAGAATCATGCTATTCATTATATAGAAGAAAACTATGCAAATATTGAGAAAGATATGAATAATCGGAATAGCACATCAAAGAAGAAGTCTTTATCTGAATCCGCAATATCGGTTTCATCAAATGAATCAGGAAATAGTTATACTACCGATATGATTAATACCGATGAATCTCTCGAGTCTCATACCGTAAATATCTCGACAACTGATGCAAATAATAAAACTAGAAAAAAACGCGAAGAATTGTCTATTTCTGCTACCAAAAGTATTAAAAAAGAAAAAGTAGAAATTATCGTAAATTTTAATTAATTATAATTATAAATATACATAATTTAAGTTTAATATACGTATGCATTAAAAAGTTAAAGATAAAAAATAATAAAAATATAAATACAGTATTTTTATTATTAGAAATAAAATTATATTATAAAATAATGGGTAATACATCATCGATAAAAAAAATAAATTGTGAAGATATGCAAAAAGCGTGTATTGGTAACAATACAGATAATTATGTTATAATAAATACATTAGAAGCTAATATGCAACAATGTCTAATAAAAAATACAATTCAGATAGAACAAGAAGAACAAATTATAAATTCTATTATTAAAAAAACGCGCAATAAAAATATTATAATATATGGGCGAAATTGTAATGATGATAAAACATATAAAAAATACGAACAATTGGTTGGACTTGGATTTACAAATGTATATATATATGTAGGTGGGATGTTTGAATGGCTATTATTACAAGACATATACGGTCAAGATTTATTTCCTACAACTAGTAAAGAATTGGATATATTAAAATATAAATCGCAAAGAATATTTGATGTTAAATATATACAAAACGGATAGACGTATAGACGTATAGACGTATAGACATAAAAAAGTTTAATTTTTCTGCACATTACATTACAATTTAAATTTACAATGACTGAATAAAAGCATCAATCTGCTCTAGTATTCCATTTTTTGCTTCAGGATTTTTATTCAAGTCGATATCAGCATCAATTACAAGTTTCGGAATTTGTTCGTTATTAATCCATTCATCGTGATACCTGTCGCATTCTTTCAAATATTCAAGTGGAATGTTTTCCCCCTCTCTTGCGCGAATGTTTACGCGCTCTAAGCATGTTTCAGGAGATGCCTTTATATATATAATTGCTCCAATAGGAACATCACTTATAAATTCATTATACCATTTTTTATAAATAGTATACTCATCGTGTTCAATATCACCCTTATCATATAACATTTTTGAAAACACATTACGGTCTGTCCCAACACATCTTTCAGTAATAATATATTTATACCCCTTTTTAATTGCCTCGCGAAGAAGAGCAAGACGCGAAATATATGCAAGCATTTGAAGACGAAATGCGAATCGTTTTTGATCTTTATAATAATTTGAAAGAATGGTTACTCCATTCTCGTCAACAATAGAATTCCATATATCAACAGGTTCTTGAATGAATAGAATATCTGTCCTTCCTTTATTTTTGTAAAACTCTTCAATATCTTTTACTTTTGTCGATTTACCAGAACCAATATTTCCATCACAACTTATAATTATAGAACCAGATGATGATGTAACGGTTGTTGCTGCAGAAATTGTTGAAGAAGACATGTTTGTTTGTTTTTTCGGAAAAAGATAACGACGTTTCTATTATAATATACTAAATATATTCTTTCAATTTTATATACTCAAAAAGTGATATATTATAAATTGGTAAACTTATACCTCGAAATATATAATATATAAAATAGGGTTAAATATATCTTGATAAAATTATGTAACGACATCTTCAGGAGATCTTACCCCCACATTACTAAATCATATATTCATATTATAGTCACATCATAATTTAAAATTAAGATGACAGAACACGTAAACGTATCCGAAAAAATAGATATGCATGTAGATTTATATCAAAAAAAATTATCAAAAGCTGAATGGGATTATATGGAAATACCTGAATCAAAAGACGAAATTGAAATTTTGAATTTGATAAAAAAAGGTTTCAATAACGTAAATATAAAGTATAATGCAGCAAAGTCAATTATTGGTATATTAAAGACATCTACTACGGAAGAAATTATGGTATATTTGTTTAGTAAATATTTCAGGAAAAAAGTAGAAGAAATTTGCGAAGAATACGACTATAAAGGTTTTGACTGTGATGAAATAATCGGAAAAAATAAAAATTTAAAGATAAAAAAAATAGATGAAATGAGAATAGAAAATAATAATTTCCAAGACAACAATGACAAAATATATGAATTTGTGTTATTGGAAATTATCGATCAGTTAATTGAATATTACGAAGATAAACAGGCAAATTGGTATTATTACTATTATACACTAAAGTTCATGAAAAATAATGACATAGAAAATTTAAATACATATGTCATGAAATTTGTAGATAATGTTTTAGAAAAATACGAAAACGATTTTAAGATAAAAACATTTATTCGCCACTCGTATATATTTATTGAAAAAAATGAATATTTATTCAAGTATCAGGATTTTTCTTTATATGAACACCAAAAACAAATATTTACCGCATGTAAAAATCCCATCCCGAAGCTTATATTGTATATTGCACCGACAGGAACAGGTAAAACGCTTACACCTATTGGATTATCTGAAGCATTCAATATTCCAAACCAAAATTCGGATTCATTGTCAGGAGGAACTGGAGGTTTTATTACAAAGAAAAATAGAATTATTTTTGTATGTGCGGCGCGTCACGTTGGACTAGCGCTGGCAAAATCGGCAATAAGTGCAATGAAAAAGATTGCATTTGCATTTGGGTGTAATAGTGTAAGTGATATTAGGTTGCATTACTATGCTGCAAAAGAAGCGACACGTGACAGAAATGGGCGTATTCGTAGGGTTGACAATACAGTAGGAGATGAAGTTGAAATCATGATATGCGATATTAAATCATATATTCACGCCATGTTGTATATGAAAGCATTCAATAATGTTAGAAATCTGATCACCTATTTTGATGAACCGACAATTTCTCTTGACTATAGCGAACATGAATTTCATAAATTAATTAAAAAAAACTGGACGGAAAATCAAATTCCAAATGTTGTATTATCGTCGGCTACACTTCCACACGAGAATGAAATTCAGACAACTATTTTAGATTTCAGGACAAGATTTATGGGGGCAGAAATTATATCTATAGTAAGTCACGATTGCTCGAAATCTATTCCTATTGTAAATAAAGATGGTTATGTAGATTTGCCGCACTTTCTGTTTGAATCCTACGAAGATGTATTAAAATCGGCAAAACACTGCAGTAATTATAAAACACTTTTGAGATATTTTGATTTGAATGAGATAGTAAAATTCATAATATTTGTAAACGAACAAAAATTATATACAAACGGTAGATATGCATTAGATCGATATTTTGCGGATATTATGGATGTTACTATGACAAATATAAAATTATACTATTTGACTCTTCTTAAAAATATAATTCCCGATAAATGGAGCGAACTATTTGATAAAATGAAAACAACACGCATCAAAATACATGAATCTAATATTTATTTTACCACACAGGATGCGCATACATTGACAGATGGACCGACAATTTTTCTTACAAATGATGTTGAAAAGATAGCAAAATTTGCAATTCAAAATTCTAAAATTCCTGCCGAAGTGATCGATGATTTGATGGAGGCTATAGAACACAATAACGGGCTATCAAATAAAATCGATACATTGGAAAAGGAAATTCAAGACATCGAAGAAGAGAAAGAAAAGTCGAGGGATGATGGCAAAGATAGCAAGGATGGAAAAAAGAATAAGGGAAGTGGTGGAAATAATATAGTTGTAGATACGAGAGAAATAAGAGAAAAGCAACAAATGATAGATATGATAAGATGTAATGTAAAACGTATTGCACTAAGTGATATTTTTGTTCCCAATAAATTAGAACATATAATACGTTGGACAGAAAGGAACGCATATACGAATGAGTTTTCAGCGAATTTAGATGAAAGTATTGTGGAAAAAATCATGCTTCTTCAGATCGATAATCATTGGAAGATATTGTTACTAATGGGTATTGGTGCTATTACGAACCATACAAATGTCAAATATAATGAAATAATTAAAGAATTGGCGCAAAACCAAAAATTATATATTATTATTGCATCTTCTGACTACGTATATGGAACAAATTATCAATTTTGTCACGGCTATATTAGCAAAGATTTGAGTAGTATGACACAAGAAAAAACGATTCAGGCTATGGGACGTGTTGGGAGAAATAAATTACAACAAACATATACGATTCGTTTTAGAGACAATGAAATTATAAAAACACTTTTTATTGACTGTGATAATAAACCCGAAGTTGTAAATATGAATAAGCTTTTTAGTTCTGTTTAGAATAAACAAGTAAATAATAAATACAGAATTAGTTATATAAAATTATATATATAAATAATAATCACACATATATATATAATGCCTACATTTAAGAAAAAGAATTTGAAATGTAAAAAACTAGTTGTGAAAAAAAAATTATATTTAAAAAATAAAGACTTGACAAATGATATTTTAAAACTTATAACAACTAATAAAGACGTGGATATGTTGAAAAAACAACAGTTTTTTACTGAAAATACCGATGGAGATATTTATATTCTGAAAAATATCATAGTTGGGAGCGATAAAAATATAGATACTACAAATATTTATAGTAAAGCTATATCGGTTAATCGTGTAAGTAAGTCAATTACAATGTATTATGACTCTATTTTAATTATGAATACAATTGTAAATTATATTTTAAATAATGTTGATTTAATTAGACAAAATGGTTTTGATAATGTATTACGTCCATTTGTTGAAAATAGATATTATCAAAATGAAAATTATTTTTGGATTACAACCTGTCCACAATCAGAGAATACAGAATTAATAAAAAATAATAAAACACTATTTAGTTGGAAACTATATGATAAATATACAGGAAAAACTACTAGACAATTATTAGAGTTAAATTCACAAGGACAATATATATATTTTAAAGATGAATCAAAATATGGAGATAATAATATTAATTTTAATGTTTTCAAATTATTTGAAAATATGGAGTTAACGCAAAAAAATTATTTTAGTTATATCAAAGAATGGGACAATGGTATAATTTTAATTTTTAAATGTATTGTAAATATACCTGGTATTTTACCTGGTATTCCAGGAGTAAGTCCGGACTATATTATAATAAATTCATGCGTAAGACTAAATAAAGTTATAGAAGATGTGGATAAAATTCAATTATTTTCACCAGAATATGTTAATTTTATAACTACATTATCAAATAATATGTCAACACTTCATAGAATATATAATAATTTAAAAACAAATATTTTTACTTCAAGTATTCATTATGATGTTTGGGAATACAATACTGCATCTCCTTTATCATCTGTTTGTTTTTATTCATCACAATATAGTAGTATTATAGGTAAACAAGCTGCTAATGCCAAAGTCATTGGTTATAATATGAATATCCCAAATATGATTTTATATGCTATTAATTTTAATAGTAAAAATTTATTATTAAATAATGATGGAGAGGTCGGTGTTATAGAGTATAAATATGGTAACTTAAATTATGCTATTTTAACTAAAATTATTATATTAAATGATAAAAAATATTTAATCATAAATACTATACCAATCAATCCTTTTTTTAATAATACTATTCAAACAAGCGGAGATGTAGAATTAGAAGGATCACTATCTATTAACGATATAGATGGTATGAATATATTAAAGTTAAATTCAAATACGAGTATATTGGAAGTTAATGGTAAAATAGGTATAAATACAAATAATCCGGAGGCTTTATTAGATATTCGTAGTATTAGCACAATGGAAATGAATACAATAACAAATCAGTATTGCGATTTAAATAAGTTTATTTTCAAGTATTATGATTATTTTATAGATAATTTTAGTATAACACAAAATAGAAATTGGAATACGATTTATAATAGTTATTTTGATAAAAGTAGAATAAGTATAACAAACATAACATTACCTTTTAATTTTAAAACAACAACTAGTTCAGACTCTATATTTTCGGATTTTATTAATGATTTTAAAAACTATGTGTCACTTGATTATACAGAAGAAGAATTTAAATTACAATTTCAAGGTAAAAAGGCATCTGAAATTCAAAATACTTATTTTGATAAATATTTTTATTCATTAAAAGAATACTTTTTAATTGTTTGGAATCAAAGAGATTATTATTTATTGAATGGATATCAAACTTTTACAAATATAGTAAATTATTTTGGAGGACCAGTATTAAGAATGCAAGTTATGTGGTATGATGAAACATGTAATTCGTTACGATTATTTTCATCAAATCTAAGACTAGATAATTATTTATCAAATGATAATTTAAATCGTATTTTATCCGATTATTATAATAGTTTATTTGCATGTGAACAATTAACAAATTTATATACTAATTTATTAAAAGACCCAACTATTCAACAAAGACAATTCGAAGATAAATCATACTTGACAAATTATGTCAGTAGTTCATATTTTAAAAATAGATTTGGTTATCCTCAAAATTATATATTTTGTGCTGAATATTTAAAAGAAAATATATATGATATAAGATACTGGTTTACAGAATTTAATTCTTATTGGAAAGACAATAAAGTATCTAAGATATCAATTCCAGGTCAAGATTTATTAGTATCTAATGCTTTTACACAAATATTAGAGTATTTTGAAAATAATTTTAATTCATCTATTTTAGATAGAATAGGATGTGCTTTTTATTTTTGGTCTGCCGAACACAAAGTAAGTTATATAAAAATTATACAAGTAACAGACCTAGATGGTGTCAATAGAAAATATATTATTGGTTCAGGAGTAGACATTTTGAAATTTGTCAAGAAGAATATTATATCGAACGGAGATCAACAATTTAACGGTTCATTGCGAATTATAGAACCCATTTCCAATAAAGATATCGTTATGATAGATACTACAGAAAAACAAATGTCTATTCAATATCAACTTGGTTTAGGAACAGAACATACGAGATCTATATTAACTATAGATGATGTATCAATAACAAATCTTTTTGACTACCTTGGCGAATTATCAAGAAAAAATAGATATACAAACGATTTATCAAAACAATTAAGTAGTAACTCTACACAAAATTTTAAAAATATTATTGAAAACTATATTGACCCTTTTACAGGAACACTATTTCAACAAGATGTTGATAATTATTTTGCTTGTTATGAATATAATACTAACACGTTATTAACAGATGTTTATGGAAGTATTTTACAGACTTATCATTGGTATTTAAAACTATGGGAAGGTAAAACATTTAAAGATATATTTGATGATCCTAGTTTTGATACTATAAATAATGGTGTAAAAGAATTAATGAAAATTATACTAAATGAGACTATTAAAAATGAAATTATATATAATAAAACATCAAATATATTAGTAGCAGATTTAATATGGGGTAAAAAATGTATAATTAGTAAATATTTTATGAATAATAATAATGGTAAAATATATCGATTTTTGAATGGTATAAATTTTAATACATATTTTACCCGTCTTAATACTAACAAAAATCTTAATACTATTATTTCAGCAATACAAAATATTCAAGCTTACTTAAATAATTTATATTTAACTAAAAATAATTTATCACCTGTTAATAATATTCCGTTACAACCTTTTATAGATAAAATTAAAAAAAAAAATAATAATTTTAAACTATGGGTTATGGATTTTCCAACAAATGTAAATGATACAAGATTATATTTAACTCAGAGTGGTAATTTTCCGATAATTTTAGATGATTTAAATTCAACAGATACTATCTATAATATGTTATACAATTTTAATACTTCTAATCATGGTAATTTAACCTATGACGAAGTTACTCTTTTTTATCAAAAGATAATTATTTTAAAGCAAAAAATAAATTACTATAATGGTAATACTCTCATAGAACAAGATTCAAATATTAATGGTTATAGAACAGATGAAGATTACTGGGTTGCAGCATGGATATATATGAGTATTCAAACATCATCTGGTGTAAAGAATGTAGTTACTGTCTGTGAAATCAATGTTGATGATTATTTAAATCGTTCAATTCAAATGTTAGGTGATTTACAAATGGCGGGTAATTTAACACTATTGAATCCTAAAGAATATTTTC